ATTTGAAATACAATTCAGAAATGGCGGTAATAGCCTTGAACAAGCTATGGACATCGCTAGAAAGCAATATCGTTCTAAATTGGTCAACAGCAAGCTTGACGAATACACAGAAAGTAATGAATTCAGAGCCCTTGGCAATACTGGTAATACCTTCAAGTACAAAGGCCCTGAACTCACTCAATCACAACGAGACCGTCGTGACAAATTAGCTGAACTATTAAAGCTCTATAACTTAAATGGCGACAGCTCTACCTATAGTTACGACGATAAATCTAATGAAGAAATCGTTTCTGATTACTTTAAGGGCACCCCAATGACAGAAGAACAGGTCACTGCTCTTCTCAAAAATGAGGGGACACAACTTGATGCCACAAGACAAATCGTCAACTGGAATATTCCAGATGCTATTACTAAGCTTGGAGCAAAAATAGACACATCTCTTGTTGACAGGCAAAACTCTATCAACGGCAAAATCGGCGAAACAGGTGACAAGATTGTTAATGGCTTCAAGGACGCATTGTTAATGCGTGATTACGACGCTGTAATTAAAAACAATCAAGAATTGATGCAAAAAACAGAGAAAGAGGACTGGTGGACTGGCAAGAAGAGTTTTCAATTGATGCCAACTGATGGCGGTGAACCGTTTACTGTCGAAACAAGAGGCGGTCATATGGTCGGCGATGACGCTACAAGAGAAAAAATCACTAAGCTCAAAGAAGATTATATGGGCTTCAGAGACAGGGTTAGCAAACAACCTGAGTCTGATTATCAAAAAGATTTATTAAAGAAAATCGATAATGCTATCAAGTTCCTTGCTTCTCTTGACGGGTCTATGGGTGAAGCTGTTGAAAATAATTCATTATTCCCAAACTGGAAAGATGCGGCCCCATCATGGGGTGGTGGAAACTTAAGGCGATATGTAGGGATTGGTTTCCCACGAAAATTCGCTGGTGGCCCTGTTGGTGTCGACACTGTGCCTGTGATGGCTCAACGAGGTGAATTTGTTGTGAGAAAAAGCGTAGTCGACAAGGTCGGCTTGCCTGCAATGTCTGCTCTTAACTTAGGTGATACTAAGCTCGCCTCTTCTCTCATGGGAAGGCCTAATACTGTTTCTGATAATCACGCTCGTACCTATAACGACACGACAAATAATAACCATCGTAGCGTTAGACAGTTTATCAAGATTATCAATAAAAATAACTCTGGTGCTGGGAATTCATACCGAAGACTCGGTGCGAGAGCGGCACTCGGTGCTATTTACTAACCATATTTTGGTATACCAGTATCAGGTACAAAAATTGGGGTGCGTTTGTCAATCGTCTCTGCATCCATAGCATCGTTATAATTTGTATTACCATACTCTGGGTATAATGTTCCAAGTTCAGAACTTGTTGTGATATCAGGCGTTTTGGCTTTTTCGTGCAATTTATATGCCATTTCTTGGTTAGTATTTGGACGAAGTTCTTTATCAAGGGTGATTGTTGCTACTTCATTTAATTCAGGGTCAAAAGAAATAATCCTCTGGGTGATATAGAAACACTCATCAACATGAGCGATAGTAATCTCTGTTGGTTCGCCACACTCATCCACACGAGACACTTTCTTATTATAAAGAAAACGCACTCTCTTCCCTACCATATCGACTGCTGGAAGAGCCGTTGTGTTAAATTGATACTGCCATTGTGGGCGTTGTGCTTTTAGGAACCTGATTGCCCTGTTATAAGCACGCTTAGTAATTTCGATACGGTCTGCGTCTGTGATTTCTAATTCGACTTTCTTATCGTTCTCATCTGTATATTCAAGGTCAGGAATAGGGTAAAGGTCAGAAAAATTATACACAGTATGATATACTGCTCCGTTATCTTTCCCTAACTGTTCAAGGTCAGTCACATAATATTCACGGTTCTCGTTATTCGCCATGACAGGTATGTCGATATTCTCATAGACTTTCTCATTGTTGATTTTCTTATGTGTCTTATTGTCGTATACAGCATCAGGCTGGAGGTTGATATTAAACTCATATTTCTCTACTGGGAATAATGGGTCTTCAAGGGTGGCTTTATTCTCATAAATCTCTTTGAGGGTTAAATGCAATACCCCCTCTCCCACATCCCCACAAAACACAGCAGCACGGTTAAAATGGTCTGTTAAATCTTGTGAACATATTGGGTCGCCTAACATTGTGATAAGTGAAATGTCTTTAGCTGGGTTAAAATCACACTCTTCAAGGTCATAATCTAAAACATTTTGTGAGACGATGATTGAATAATCACACTCATCTTGGAAGTTAGAAATCTTCACCCCATCACCAAAATTACCATTGGTCGGTTCATACCACATCTCATGACCAGAAATAGTGCCTAAGAAATGTAGGTCTTTGGTGTTTTTCATAATCTCTGCTAAGGCTTCTAACTTATTAGTCGATGAGAAGTTCATCTCAAGCTTTGTGTTATACGCATAAGCGTCCATCTCAATCGTTACAGGGATTTCTTGTGGGACATATAATCTCTCTACTGGCGATAAGACATCAGGGTTTGCTTGTATGTGTCTTGTCGCTGTGCCGATTGGAAGAATTGGGTAATCTTTGTTCACGGTGAGATTGGTCAAATACCCAATCTGCCTTAATACCTGTTCATTTTTAACATAGTCATCAGGGAAGCTCAGTTTAGCGACATTTTCTACACAATGCCCAAGAGGCATATCTTTTACAATAAGATTGATTGGCATGAGCCACTGCTTCATTTCTGCCATACGGTGGACGAGAGATAAGGTTGCAATCTCATCTTCGTAATTAACTTCAATTGACTCTACGATACAAGCCATGCCGTATTTGCGTTTGTTATTGACCATGACAGATATCAACACACGATAATTATTCAAATTAGTCACAGGAATACCTTTATCGTCTTTTGGTAAATCTTCAATAGGAATAGTGATTGAAGCGGTCGGGACATCGTCTAAAGCCTGTGTAATTGTTAGTCCATTGCCAACCAGCCTCGTCCCTCGGCAGACTTCTTCGTATTTAATCTTATACCCAGCATAGGTCTCACTATCTAAGACTTTCTTCTGGAATATATAATAAACTGAACTTCTTGTCATCTTGACTTAATTATATGCTGAAATTGATTGGTATAATTATATTATTATGGTACGAGTTGAAATATCTTATCGTGACGATACTGGGAATAACGCTTGGCTAGACATTACACAGTCATTAGCTAAACAATTCTCTGCTGGCTTGCCGAGTGGCTTCGGTAAGGAAGACTATGGCATTTACCCAGATAAAACTGCCAAAGACCACGAGTCTGGCCACTGGTATGACCTGCGTATGTGTATTTATGACGCTGTACAAGACGCTAAGGCACAGTTAGAAATTGCTAAACAAAATACTTCTTCTAGTTCATCTGGTGCGAACAATGTCGAACTTGCAGAGAAGAAATTAGCCAGCCTTAAAAACTTCTTTGATGGTCGGGCACACGCAATTAAGGTAACCGATACTGAAAGCAAAACAAATAGTAATTTAGGTGTGAATATCAGGGTATTGATGGAATATAGATATACATCACGAAACGCATAGAAAAAGAGATGTTCAGGGTGAAAAACATCTCTCTTTCTAAACAAATATATGGAGCACGAGGTGAGAGTCGAACTCACTAATGTAGCTTTTGCAGAGCTATCTCTAACCGTTTGAGTTCTCATGCGTTTCTGATACTACAATAACATATCAGCCATCTCTTGTAAATCTATTTCATTTTGCCTTCGGGTGGACTCATCTAGTCCATTTTTTTGCATATTAAGTGCATCTTCTAGGCTAATAAACTTTACCGCCCAACGGTCTGTTGGGAGGACTCTCTTCTTTGCTCGTTCCTTTGGAGACATCATCTCATACGACTCTCTCGCATGAATATTTGCATACTCACCATAAGCCACCATCAACTCTTCCACTGTCCACTCGGTCAATATTTGGTAGGGTCTTAACCCTAGCTCTTTCGCTACGAAATGAGCCATAGCTGACCAGATGTTTAGGCTCGCATTATATTTTAATTTTGCGTCTGGGCTGCTGGTGCGGTTGAGGTTTTCTGCATAGATTCTAAAAAATTGCTAGTCTCGTTAATGATGTTTGGCTCGTTCTCGATTAGCTGTACAAGAAATGTGAATAATTCTCGTGCGTGTTCTAGACGCTCTTTTCTTTCACCAAGAACAAGTGAAGCTAACTCTAAAATATCTTCAGTATGGTTGATGAAAACTTCACCAACATGAGCTTGCAACATCTTTGCTGAGTACCCTTCTTCGGTCAAAACACCGATGTCTGTTAAAATCGTCAACAGAATAGATGATACCTTTGTACGATAAAGAGGTTTGACTCGTTTGTTTTTGTAATGGAGTGTGCCAGTATATATCTTTCTCTCTGGGTCATAGTCGAGCATACTTTGGTCTGTGGCTGAGATTTCTTCAGGCGTATATTCGTACACAATCGTGTAATCGCCGTTCGTTGGATGAAGATTATTTGGGTCGCCGACTACTGAGACATTATTGCTCTTCGGGTCGATAGAGATAGCTGGGCTGTCCTGCATATTGTTATCAATCGCTTGAGCCATCTGTGCTAATTGTTCGTTGCTTAATTCAGGTGTCATATTATAGAAGTTCCTTTTAATTATTTCTTATCGTTATTATAACTTGTGTTTTTCTTTTTAGCTTCAGTTTCAACATCAGTGTTAGGATTGACCGTCTTCTTAGTCATCAGTTTTGTCTCTTTAGCCAGCTTAGCAGCGTCTGCAATCTGTTTCTCAGCTTCAGCACGAGTCTTCTCAATATCTGCTTGAGCTTTCTTATCTAATAATTCATACTCACGGAATTTGACTTCACCCTTAACCCCTGAAGCACGACAAATATAATCTGATAACTGATGTGAATATCTCTGTTGGAACGGACGAATTGTCTTGTCCATGGTGAATTCAAGCATTGAAGACATACCTGTGTTCCAGCCAGATGACTTGCCACCGACAAGCAATGAGTGAATACCATAAATATCTGCCACCACATCTTTTGCATCGTTATAAATACCTAAGTAATCTGGCAACCTGACTGTGCCTTCGAGCTTTTTAATTTCTTCAATCTGGTCTTTACGCACGATAGACATACGAGTCTTCTGAGACTTCTTCATCTTCTCAGCCAGACGCTTAGCAGCTTCCATTTGTTTATCTGAAGCAGTCTTGACCATCTTCTTATCGAGAGCTCCTCTAACTGATTGTTCAGTTGTTTGTTGTGATAATAATGAGGTTAATGACTGTCCTGCAGATAAGCCTGCTTTTAGATACATGATATAGTCTGAACCGTCGTTAAGAATTTCATCACGGAAGTTCTTAATAAGGTCGATTAAGAGATGGGTTCTTAACTTATCGTATGATAACGGTGAACGGCCATAATCACCGTCATTTGAATTACGCAAATGGCAGAAGTTCTCCGGTTCGATATAAACGCTCTTTGCACGAGCTAATGTATCTGGGTCGTTATTTTCAGCGATAATATATGAACCGTCTGCAGCGACTTTCAACATCTTCTGTTTAATCACTTCTTCAAGAGTGTATTTATTACCATTTAAGACAAAGGTGCGTTCGGTTTCATCTTTCTCAACCTTAAATCCTTTATCTAAATTAACCTCATAAAAAGCTAGTGATTTTAAGCCAGGAATAACCTCAACCCGACCGTTTACTTGAGTAGTGAGTGGTAGTTTCCAAATCCTTAATTGCTGTGGCATGACTGAATAAAAATCACCTAAAGATAAACGAATACCAGAATAACCATACATCAATGAATTCTTCACAGAGTCTGCAATAATATCTTGGTTAGTCTGACCCATAGCGTTCTTCTTCTGAAGCCACTCATCTAATTTCTTCTGGTTGTATGGGTCTTTGGCTTCTAGCCCTGCACCGATAATTAACTGGGTATAGAACGAGACGACAAAATTAACTGCTGGAAGATTGTCAACTAGATATTCAATTGAATATACTGCCAGTTTCTGTTGTTTACTATTGGCTGGAACACAGGTCATATCACCACACATAGAGGCAATGAGTTGTTCCATCATTTCATCCGCTACATGGTCGTTTACATAATCACCTTGTGAGGCGTGAGCCCCATAGACGCTGTCAAAATCTTCTTGTTTTGTGTTATTTTCTTCCATACTACTCTCTTAAGCTTATTTGTTTTTATTATAACATTTCGCTTTTTTCTAGAATTTTACTGGTTTTTGTCGTTTTTTCTTCAATTTTTCAGCATTTTTACGAATTATAAACTCTTCATAAGTTTCTTCAATCTGAATCTTTGAATAGCCGTTCTTTAATA